GACACGCATGAGCGGGTACGCTTCCATACACAAACAACTGGGTGCGATCAAGAATCACGTCCACCAAGTTCAAGACGAAGTATTCGGATACTAACCTATGGCACTCACCGAACTAGAGTTTGTAGAAAAGATGAAGGCTGGCACCGCTACTGTGGAAGAAGCTATCAGCTTTGCTAGATCACGTCCGACAACCAGCCCCAACGCCAAAAAAAGAATAGGCGCACTTATTTCAGGCTTTAAGGAAATGGGCTTGGATATTACCATGCCCTACAAAGACCTCAAAGATGATAATGTTTTAAAGCTTTTTACTAAAGAAAGTAGCCCAGACAAATCAAATCGTGCGCCTAACCTTCAAGCGTTAGAAAACAACCTAAAAAAAATTTTTAATAAGTATGGAATCTCCGGTGTAATGGAGAAAATTCCGGGCAGCGATCTTGAAGTAGCCATGTACCCCCAGCTTGCGGGCGCAGGAACTGTAGCTGGAACTCAACGTACAGGCATGGCAGGTGAGCGTCCTATGCGTGGTCTTCTTCCAATGGAAGACTATGTTAAGATATACGCTGAAGCTGTGCCCCTCATTGAAAAAGAATATGGTCAACCTACTGCTGATCTTATAAAGTACCACGCAACAACATTCAACAGACCCTCTCAACTGCAAGGCTTAAAAAAGTCCGACGTTACTATTTCAGGCAACACAATAACAGTAGCGGGTAAAAATGTAACAAAGACTGATAAAAAGGGACGCCCCACACTTACATTTGATTTGGACTCTCCAACTGGTCAATTACTCAAAAGAAATCTAGACTCATCTAAGTCTGAATTTTTATTTGATACTACCACTGCAAATTTTGACGACGCATTTGCTAAACATATCAGTCCCCGTCTTGAACCCTTTTCAAAGCTATTACCTCTTGCAGAAATAAAAGTTGAAGGTCCAGACGGAGTGCAGCTTTCTCAAAAACCAGTTACTACTCCTTCAGCCATACGTTCTATCGGTCCTAAAATTATGTTGGATCAATACAATGTTCCAGATGGTCTGGTACAGGGAATGATGGGACATGTCAATGATAGTATTCTTCGCAAAAATTACGCGGGGATTGCACCTGCAAAGGATATTCCCAAGCTTCTTGAAAATCCATCCAGTTTTGCAGTGGGGGACTTCGGCACAACGCCTAAGAATATCAATATAGACCTTCTGTCTGATGATGACAGGGCAGCACTGATAGAAGAACAGAAGCTTACGATAATTGAAGAAGAAAAAGCACGACAAGCGACTGCTAAAGCAACTGTAGCTGAAGCGGAAGCTGCAGTAATAAAGTCAAAAGCTTCTGTAACCCCAGAACAAATAGCTAGGGCAGCAGAAGTTGATGTAGAAAAAATAAAAGCCGATGAAACAAAAAAAGAAACTGAAAGAGAAATTAGAAAACAAACACGCGAAAATATTCGTGCATCTAAGCTTGATCAAACAGGCGACACACCCGAAGGCAATATCAGCGACGAAACTATAGAAAAATTAAAAAGACTTGGACTGTGGGACAAGCTTAGTTCCACGCTAAAATCTGGTGCCCTTGCAAGTCTTGCAGCCTTAAAAGTTGTTCCCGGACCCCTTGCCGACTTGAGTGCAGCCGTTATAGAAAAGACACTTGTTGGTGACGCAGAAGACCCCTACGACATTGCACAAAGAAAAGGCGAAGAGTTTGTGGCTAAAAAATTAGGCCAAGAAACAACTGACTTTTTGCCAAGAATGGGAGGCGGCGCAGGAGTAGTAGTCGAAATGGCAACTGGCGCATTTTCCCGCGAAAAACAAGACATGATAATACCCTCCATGATGAAAGAAGCACTGCAAAGACAACAAGATGCAGAGTACGACTTTGGAGATGAGTTTGGAAATATACCCGATGACGAACAGGGGTTTGTTCCAAAGAGGGAAAAAGAAGCTGACCCTCGCATTACTATCTAAGCTTCCACAACTACAACTCTAATAAGGAGTAATCCGATGGCAAACGCCACAACTGGTAACTACAATTACGGCGCAGCTTACATTATGAACGCAGACAAGATCAGCGTTGATAATGATGAAGGCGCAACGAAACTATACCGCGAAGGTCTGGAATTTGACACTCGTGCCCAAACTGGTGTGCTGACTGAAGACATGCCAAAGAAGCAGACTAAGCCTACTGTAGAAGCTTCATTCAATACTATGGCTGAAGATAGAAACTACTT